TCTCGTACCTGAACGTGCCTATGCCCACACTCTTAATCTCAATCAGATAGTCCTCTCCGTTCAGTTCCACATGGCCGTCAGCGTGCCCGATAATGTGGTGGTCTTCATCGTAGAGTGGAACCTCTTGGTAGTCCACCTGCTTGGAGTTGCACTCCGGGCAACTGGGCTTGCCGTACCAGACATTCTCACACTCTGTGCAGTACCACTGTCCTTGAAGAAGTCCGATGTCTTTAAGCCACCCCTGCCACTTACGGTGGATGCGATTGCCCTCCTCAAATATGTTGAGGGTCTTGAATGGCTTGGGCTTCTCCGGGTTGGTCTGCTCGTAGCCCATCATACGGTAGGCCGATTGGCGTACGCACCAGTCACGCTTGCAGATTTCGCTGGGATGGAAGTGCTCAGTGTCCCGGTGCAGGTTCTTCTCCTGATACTCCCGCAAGAGATGTGGATGTAGCAAGGGCACTAGTTTAGACTTACTCTTCATGCTGGCCCTCATGGCCTCTACCTTCCAAGTATCTTCAGTCATAGATCATCTCCAGAAAGTCGTTTTCCAATAGAACCACATAGGACCGGCCCCCCAAGTCAACCTGAAGTACCGGTATGCGGTCCTCCAGAATGGCCGTGCGGGACAGTTTAACCATCTCGTTTGACTTGATAGAGTATGACTTCTTATCCGTAAACTTGTTCTCTATTAGAAGGTCTATAGTTCTAACGTCGTTCTTGCGGACCCACCCGGCCCCGGACATGACGTTGCGACTGCCGTTGTACCTCTCGGCAGTACGCTCTTCCTGCTGCTTGGATCGCTTGTGGATGTCAAGCATCTGAAAAAACCATGTGCATAGCGGTTGCCTTCAGTTCTTCCTGTAGGTCTAGGTCTTCCCTAACCCCAGCCAGCAACTTGTCCTTGCCCTGCCATTTCTGATCCCCGTAGTAATAGAAGGCTCCAGACCGTGTAATCAGTTCACAGGCGACGGCAATGTTGACCACGTCTTTCACAGTGTCGAAGGACCCCGGGTGAAACCCCATGGAGTCTGCGAAGTAGAAATCCACCACGGCCTGCTGCTGTGGCTTGTACGTCTTGTTCTTAATCGTACGGCCCTTGATAGTCTGGCCTACGGCCTGCTTACCCTCCTTGAGCCACTCGTCTCTCTTCACTTCTACCCGGGCGAAGTAGGAGAAGTTCTTAGCCAACCCGCCGGGGGTGGTGCGTGGGTCTCCCCACATCACCCCGATCTTCTGTCGCCACTGGTTGACGATGAGCCCGGTGCAGCCTCGGTCCTCATGGATCAGAGAGCGCCTCTGAGCCTTGGCAGACTTCCTAAAGAACTTGCTTGTGAGTCTGGCACCAAGACCCACCGAAAACTCTTCCATGTCTTTGTCCCACTCATTATTGGGAATCAGTGCTGGAAGGGAGTCCAACACCACGCAGTCCACGGCCCTGTTGTCCATAGTCTTGATTATTAGGTCATATGCGTGTTCCATCATATTGGTCTCAACCACCCACAGACGGTCCAAGTCGACACCAATGGCCTCTGCGTACTCGGGGACATACTCTTCCGCAGCCACCCATAAAGCAACCCAATCGGGGTCCTTCTCTTGGTTAGCAGCGATGGTCTTGTAGGCAATGGCCGTCTTACCGGATGACTCGTCGCCCACGATCTCAGACCACTGGTTGACAGGCCAGCCCCCACCAAGCATCATGTCGAAGGCCAGCAGGCCCGTGGTGATGCGAGGGAGTTTATCCGCAATGCGGCTCCCCTTTACCATCACGTCCTCGCCAAACTTCTTGTTGACGGAACTAACTATTTCTTCAATCGTTTCATAACTTGTTGTAGACACTTGTTATCCTTTTATTATGATATCCAGTTTGCTTCTATTCCTTGATCGTACAGCCCGTTCCACCCGCACTCATAACAGCGGGGGGCTGGATGATTGCCGTTGATGCCAGCGCCCGCACCCCGTGCCATGCGGGAAAAGAAGTTAGTGCTACCGCACTCTGGGCACTGGTTACCTGCTTCTTTGCGGTGGGCTTCGCCACCCTTCCAAGAGCGTATCGCCTCGCCCATAGTCATCTGTTCATTGGGGTCCACAGCCGTCTGGGTAGCCATGTACCGCTCCTGCGGAGTCGGCGGGGCCTCCGTCGCCGTAGCGGGCGGAGCAACAGTGTTAAACAGTATGGGGGGCGTACTCCCAACCCGTGGGGCCGTCCTAGGTTGTGCTTCTTTTCCTGCTAGGCGGTCAGCCCACCAATCACTCATGTTTACTCCTGATTATCAGACAGTCGTTAACTCTATCAGTTCCTCGTCCAACAACTTGGACACGGCACCGATCAAACAACCCAGAACGGTGTTGTAGGTGGAATCCTTGATCTGTTGGTGCATCTTACGCAGTTCGCCGTATGGGATGCTGTGGAATGACATGAAGTTATCACTGTCCGGGTGATCCATGTCGAAGCCGACATTCACTATTTCCGTGTCATCCATGTCTTCGCCGTCCTCACCGGGAGGCAGCATGTTGTCGTTGACCATCACGTCGGTCATCCAGTCTGCTGCGTCGGACATGGATTCGACTATACCCGCTTCGGTAAGGATGGACCAACTCCTGAGAACGTCCTTCTGCTCTTCTTCGTACACATCGTCTGACGAGGGCGAGTACCCCATATTTATAGCGATGGACTGAGCGTCTGGCGGGGACAGCATCAAGTAGAAGTTTCTCTTAGACGTGGGAGATATTGTTCTTTCAGTCACTTTGCCTCCGACCATGTACGTCCAGAATGGGCTGATACAACTATTGGTACTTCGTTAAGGTCCCTACCGTGCCCCATTGCGTCCTTAATGATCCCAGAGTAATAGTCTACCCGATCATCGTCTGGCACGTTCACGACCAACTCGTCATGCACCTGCACTAACAGTTTTCCTCCGAAAGCGAGCACCTGTGGGTACGCCTTTATCATAGCCTTCTTACAGATGTCAGAAGCACTCCCCTGTACTATTGCGTTGACAGCCTGCCTCTCCGCTCTAGACCGTAGTTCGTCATTATTGGAGTTGATGTCCGGCAGGCGGCGACGGCGACCAGAGATGGTGGTGACATATCCGTCCTTCTTGGCCCTCATCACGACCTTGTGCTTCCACAATGACAGTCCGTTAAACTGCTCATAGTACTGATTTATGATCTCCCTAGCCTTGGCTAGGGTCACACCAGAGGTGGACGACAACTTGCCAGCACCGCCCCCGTAGGCTGTCAGGAAGTTGGCCGACTTGCCTAGTTGGCGTTCTTCGCTCGTGACTTCCTCCACAGGCTTGTCAAACAGTAGGGATGCAGCGCCTGCGTGAATGTCAGTGCCCTCAGAGAATATCTTCAGCATGTTCTCGTCCTTGCTGAACATAGCCATGATCCTCAACTCAATCTGGTCATAGTCAGCAACGATCAACAAACTGTCCTCGTCAGCCTTAAACAGGCCCCTAATGCTGGTATCCCGTGGGACATTCTGGAGGTTAGGGTCAGACGATGACAGTCGTCCGGTGGCAGTGCGGTGTAGGTGAAAGTTAGGGTGTAACCGTCCCTTATTGGTCTTTTCCAGCAGGCCGTCAACATACGTTGACTTCATCTTCTTGTACTCAGCCCAATCCAGAAACAGGGGGATGATTGGGTGCTTACTGCTCATGGCCTTCAGAGAGTCATGGTCTACAGACGCCTGTCCCTTCTCTGTCGACTTGTTGGACTTCAGCCCCAACCCACCGTCTCGCTTACTGCTAAACAGAAACGTACGCTTGTCTTTAACAGAGTCAGGGTTAAACCCGGGATATGTGATAGCAGTTATCTCAGAATGAACGTCACGCATCTTGGCGTCCAGTTCATCGCCCAGCGCAGAGAGCCCCCCGACATCAATCCGCATACCGATGTCCTCCATGCTCATCAAGACCTCCAAGACGGACACATCCTGAGAGAATACTTGCCTAAGTGGCATGGTGAGTGTGCGAACCAACTTCTGGTAGAGCAGCCACGTCCAGCGGGCGTCTAGGTGGACGTACTTGCAAGCCACGGAGAAGGGTGTGGTAGAAATCACCGCACCGACCTTGCCGTGTTTGGAGTAGGGGTTGTGGTCGCCAAAGTTAGAACTAATCAGTGAGGTCAGCCTGAACGAGGATATGTTCTCGTCAATAATGTGCTGAACCAGCATGGTGTCGTGGAATGGGCCTACCGGCAGTTCTCCGTAGTACTTAGATATGGTGCGAGCGTCAAACTTGACGTTATGCCCAATCTTAACTAGAGAATGGTCGAAGAAAATAGGTTTAAGAGCCTTAAAGACTTCCGCTCGTGACAACTGCTCAGGGGGAGCGCTAAACCTAGCCGGAATGTGGTACTTACCCTTCGCCATCGACTCTTCACCGCTCTTAAGTATCTTGCGATACCCAGAAGGTGGCACAGTCGCACCATCACCACGTTCCTCTGGCACTATGACCTCACCACACGGGTGGCCTACCGGGATGGCCCATGACGTACCGTTTGTGGCAATACCCAACCAGATGACCTCGTTGCGCTTGGGGTCCAAGGCGATGTTCTTAATCATCGCCTGCTCCTTGGTTGCCCGCACACGGGAAACCATTGCGTCCGTAGCGGAGGCCAGAGTCTTGACGTGTTCCTCAACCTGCCTGTCCACCTGCTCAGTCAGGTCAGGGTGGTGGGCCAGCACCCCCACGGTCTCCACGTCAAACGCAAAGGACCCATGGGTGATGACGGCCTCAACCAGCCCGCGTACCTCGTCTATTGACGAAATAAAGTGGGAGCCGGGGCGAAAGGAGGGGAAAAGACCCCGACCCCCACTAGTACTTTTAGACCGCTCCAACGTCTTCATTGACCAGAGCAACCATGTCGTCGTAAGACGGAACTCGCATGATGTCGGCGTCATACGCCTTAGCCTCTGCCTGCTCCAGAGACTCTGTAGTCAGGGGAACGATACTCCACTCGTCGCTGAGGTCTCGCTCCTTGATGAGCAGGTGGTTGTACTGGGTCTGTGGACCTGTACCGCTTCGGCTGACTGCCCAGTAGTGCTTGGACAGGGGGCCCTGCCGGTCGTCCTCGTTGAAGTTCCTCAGAGTGGCGATGACCCGGGTACCCGCCTCATATGAGCGGAGAGCCGATTCCTCACCACGCTCTAGAAGGAGCACGTTGAAGGCAAACAGGGGGCGAGGGCGGTTACCCGCATCGCACAGAGGACAGCCCCGGTCGTCCATACCCTCACGACAGACAAAGGACTTCTGCCCGGGACGGTTGACCCAGTGCTGCCTCCACGAGGCGTACGGGGCGTCCTGTAGAAACTTGATGAGCACAGGATCATTGCCGGTCTTCAGGCGGACGGCATAGTTGGCGTCCTCCCGCTTGAGGGTATCTACAGCACCCCAGCCCGACCTGATGATCTTTCGCACTTCTGGCTGGGGGGCTTCCTCAGCAGTCGCAACGTCATATTCTATTGGCATATTCTTCTCTCATCTCTCTCGTTACACCGGCCAGTTGGCTACGGTGTGTTTCTTGAAGCCGTCCCAATCGGCTTCTCTTTGGTTGTCGAGATTGAACCTCTCGACGGCGGTGAGCAGAAACTCGACCTGCTCCCGACTGTAGAGGCGACGGCCTTTGGGCACGACGCCGGGAATCTGTTCGCCCTTGGGGGCAGGTGTTCGGTAGTTGGCATGTGGTATCCATCCGTTCCTCTCCCACATCCTAATCGTCACAGACTT